TCTGCTTGTTGGCTTTGAGCCGTGGCTAGATAGTTCTCTGCTTGTTGTCTAATCTCAGGCACATCACTATTCAACATAGTATTTAATTGTTGATCTGATAAACCTATTCCATAACTAATCGATTGTTCTGCCATTATCTTCTTCCATCCGGTTGTGCGTCTAATCTAAAAGTGCCATATCTCCAAGCTTCACCTGTAGATGTATTAGCTATTTGAATAGCTACTAATCGACCTCTAGCTCGAGTGTCTATCTTATCAGTGGTTGATGTAATTGTAAAGGGACCTAAAGGAGATCCTACAGGAGCGTTGTCAGGGTAATCATTTAAGAATAATGTAACTTGTGAATTACCACGTAAATATTTAAAATCAGGTATAAATCTCTTAACTGACATAAAGAACTCTCCATCCCCTCTATAATCAACTACCCCTGTTTGTTGTCCTAACGCACTTCGTCTAGATGTAATATCCCAGTCTCCAGATTTAATAAATGCATCTATTGATGTAGTGCCAGAACTGTTGACTTGGTCATCACCTTTCTCATGACAATAGTAAATAGATGCACCATATTTATTAGTTAAGCCGCTAATAGCAGCAAAAACAGGAGTCTCTGTAGAATTATAATCTGTAGCATATGGTTCAGGATATACACCCTGATCTTGATAACTAGACCTGTCTAGGGATGATGTAGTAAATACATTTTCTGAATAGTTATAAGTTACACATCTATCAATCTGTTCAGATCCATTTTTAGGATAGAACCAGTTTATCTCTGTGTACAACGCATTAGGTGATGAGTAAACAATATCAGAAGCTCCGTAATTAATTCCAAGATTATCTCCATCTGTGCTAAATACAAAGTCTTCAACTAAACATGGTAATGATTTTACTGTACCATCAAAGACAAAGAATCCTCCTTCAGCTGACATCCACCATACAGCTCCGTTTGCATATGAAACAGCGTTCTGTCCTATGCATCCACAGTTTGTACCCACCTGTCTTACAGAGAAAGTAAATGGTGGACCAACGAATTGAATTACATAAGCAGCTTGATCTGTTAAACAAAACACATAATCTTTACCTTGAATAGCTGCTATGATCTTGTTTCCTGTATCTAGTCTAAATGTACCCGCAGTGTTGGTTGCACTAGGTGCATAAGTATTTAAATCTTCTTGATTAGAAAATCTTACGAACATTGGATCTTGTGTGCTTGAGTCACCAATAGTTGTTTCTGTTCCAAAATGAAATAAGTGCCTGTCTCGATCAGATACCAAAGTTAATCGACTGGCTGTAGGGTTGTTAGTAGTGTTAAAATTTGTTGTCGTGGTAGAAGCTCTAATTGTTCTAGGAGTAACCGCTCCAGCATCCCAAGTAAATGTTTTACCGTTATGAACAGTTGCAACTAATACTTCTCCAAAATTATCTAGGCTCCAGTTGCCTGGATCCAGAACCACGTTGCTTACAGTTCTAGCTGTGCCCCAAGTAGAATCTCCCCAAAGATACGTACCCCAACCATAACCTTTAGTTTGAAATGTAGGACCTACAATTTCATAAGGTTTAACAGTTGCGGATCCTGTTGCAGTTCCACCAGGATTAACTGCTACCGTAGGAGCAGTGATTTTAAAAGTGTTATTAGTTACATCTCTAATTTCAAAAGCTCCATCAGTAAAAGTAGATGAAGAGGTAAAGCCGTTTGGTGTAACGGACATACTGTTAAAAACAATATATCGACCAGCTTCTAAACCATGAGACGAAAGATTAACTGTACAATCAGCAGATCCTTGAACAGTGTCAAAGGTAGCTGTCCCTGATACTTGAGCTGCTAATGGTGTAATATCGTAAAAGGCTTCATCGTAGTATAAAAAGAGTCCTTGAGAAGTTCCAATGGCTACGTATTTTTCACCTTGGAAACTTGTAAAAGCATGTTGATTTCTAGCTACTCCAGGTAATGTTTCTTGAGCTACAGTTAGTTGTTCCCAACCACCTATCTTTTCTGGTAATCCATATCTAAATCTAACGAAATCACCATCTACCCATTGGCCCTCGGCCCCTGAATCAGTGGCTTGTTTATTAAAACCTGGTTTAAAATTGAGTTTTTGTAACATAACCTAGGCAGTATATACCATAGTTTTAAGTCATTCAAATGATTAAAAATAGTTAAAATTGATGTTAAATCTCGCGTGTTTGTCTGTACAGGTTGTGCTGCTATGAAACTGACTGGGATCAAAGAATAACATTCTATTTTCTACAGATGCAATAAATTTATCTCCGACATATGTTCCACCATTACAGGTATTCAAAGAAAATATTGCACCTTTATGTGATTTCTTATTGTCTCTATGTTTATCGTGAATAATAAGTTTTTCTGTTCTAGGATAGAAATTAACTTTTATTCTTTTTAAAAATAAATCTTCCCCCATCTTATCAATGATAACTTGTATATCCTTAAAGAAAGGACTATTGGGAGCATGGTCATTATATACTACATGAGTTAAATAAAAATTAAAATCTTCTTTATCTTCAAATGTAATATTAGGAGTATAGAAATATGGCAGCTCCATTGCTTTTTTCTGTATATCTCTAAATATATCTATGGGTAAGAAGTTATCTACAATCTTTATGTTATTTGATCTTGCCATAATTTAAGATTCCATTCTTTCCATTGTGCATATTTAAAATTACCATGTAAGCTTTTTTCTACATCTTCTTTTGTCATGCCTTTTATAACTTTAAGTATTTTAATAAAATCTGGATCTTTGTTTTCTTCCCAAACTTTTTGTGCGTGTTTCCAAAATTTAGAGTTGTAAGTTGATCCATTAGCATAATGCCATAGGATGAAGTTTTGTACTTTAATAACGTGGTCCTTAATATTTAAATTAGTTTGATATTGACTAGTGCCGTTAAAGATATAGTCATAATAAAATCTATTTGTCTGTATATACATACCCATAGCAGTAGCTTCTAACGGTTCTAAAAAGAAAAGCTTATTACCATTTAATAAAACTCTATCATCGATAATAGCTTCTTTAGCTACGTATTGTGAAAAACGAAACACTCTGCTTACATCCTCTACCCCAAATGTTTTTTTAAAATCTTTTTGAGCTTCTTTGATTGGAGTAATGTCTCTGTTAAATAAATATCCTAGTGAAGTTTTTTCAGATAACGGAATATAAAAACACCAGCCATTTTTGTGAGCAATAGATCTAGTCCACAAAACGTCGTTTTCTTTTTTAGGTAGTGTGCTTAATAGAGCTGTGTTTAAAGGATTATGCAGCTTATCATATCCATCTAAATTTTTAGGAGTTCCTCTACAGTCTATGATATAATCAGAATCAATAGTGCTGAGGTCTTCTATGTTTTCATCTGTTTCTTTAAAATTAACTTTTAAATTATCACACACATAATCTTGAAACTGTTTAGGATCAAAGTGTAAAGCATAACTACCTATAGGAAAGTTATGATAAATTTTTTTATTAACCTTACCAAAGTTCTCATACATAATACCTGTTTTAATTGTGTAGGGAAAATTATCTAAATAACTAGATCCAAAGTTTTGAAATAGTTTTTCTGGAAAATCTAAAGTAGTTCCTTGACCAGTAGGTACAGGTGGAATATTAGAATCATAAATTAACTCTATATCAACCTTTGTATTTATTTGGTTTCTATAATGAGCAAAGTGCATTGCTGAAATACACCCTGCGTTTCCTCTTCCTAAAATAGTTATCTTCATATTAATTAAATGTTGCTATGGCTATTATTCTATGACCTCGTTTAGGATAAACCATATAGTGAGGACATTGATTAAAACAAACTCCTTTAAATTTTTCAGGAGTAATTTTTTTTAATATCTTATCTTCTTTTTTATTTAAAAGAACAGTATAGGACTCAGGATCCATAGGATCATTTAAATAAATAATTAACTGTTTATGTGGCACATCATGATCCACATGAATGCCTGATTTTTCTGCACCATCATAAAAAGCAAGATTAAGAGAGTATCTTAAAATGTTTTTGTATTTTATTTTATTTTTATTACAAAATTGATCTAGTATTTTTATAAAAAAATCTGCATACTTAGAGTTAATTCCATTATCATTTTCTTTTCTATACTCAACTCTTCCTACAATGATATGACTTAAAAAATGTTTATTGTCTTTTCCAATAGTATTCTTTTGTAAATAAAACGGAAAGAATCCATTTAAAGTAATTTCATCTAAAGTATGTTTATCTTCAGGTAATAAAAAATCTCTGTCTTCTTTAAAAAATAATTTCATTTTATAATAAACATGTTCCAATCAAGTTTAGGTATAATTTCGTTTAATTCGAAATCTTTAGTCTTACTACTTTTTACGTATTCATTAAGCTCTTCGACATCCAAAATAACCCATTGATCTTTAAATTCAAATACCATTTTGTCAGCTTTACTTTTTAAACTTCCTTTTTTAAATGCTCTATCGTTAGAAGTTTTGGTAAGATCCCTGACATCAAATTTATAAAAGGCATTTTTATCCTTTAAAACACCTGCTATATTCCAAGACCCTGGTTTATCAGGGCGCTCTACATTGGTTAAATACCTTTCAAATCTTTCTAATATCGACATTCTAGATCTTGAATATATATTATTTTTGTGATAATAAAACCCAAAAGATAATAAAGAAATATGGAATTAGAATATTATTGTTGGATATTTAAATCAGTTTTAACGCCTAGATTTTGTAATGATTTAATTCAGGTTGCTAAAACTAAAAAAGAAGAAATAGCTTGGACTGGTGCACATAAACCCCACCAATCAGATAAAAAAGCTTTAAAAGATTTAAGAAAAACAAGAGACTCTAATATAGTATGGATGGATGGTGGCTGGATATATAAAGAATTACATCATTATATAAACAAAGCTAATGAAGATGCTGATTGGAATTTTCAATGGGACTACAGTGAAGCTTGTCAGTTTACTAAATACGAACTTAATCAACACTATACTTGGCATAGAGACTCATGGAAAAAACCATACAAAGCCCCTAACGAACTAGATAAACATGGTAAGATAAGAAAGTTATCTGTCACTTGCTCTTTATCTGACCCAGAAGATTACGAGGGTGGAGAGTTAGAATTAAACATAGCTAATCCTACTAACAAAAATAAAAACAACATAATTACTTTGTCCGATGTTCCAAGAGGAACTGTAATTGTATTTCCTAGTTTTATGTGGCATAGGGTAAAACCAGTAACAAGTGGTACAAGATATTCATTAGTAGTTTGGAATTTAGGGAGGCCATTTAGATGAACGAAAATATAAACTTTGAGACATACTTTCAGACTCCGGTTTACGTAACAGAATTACCTGAATTGGTAGATGCTTTAAATAAAGCATCAGAGCCTCACATAAAACATGCTAGAGAAAGAAACAAAATGTTGAGTAAAGAAAGAGATAAGTCGTTAGGTAAAAGACTTGGAGACTTTGGTATGTCTCATCATTCAGGTCCTCTTGTAGGTTTACCAGAGTTTGCTGACATTCAAGGCTATGTTGAAAGAAGATCTTTTGAAATAATGGATCACATGGGATATGACATGAGCAAGTATTTTTTAACCTGGACAGAAATGTGGGTACAGGAGTTTTCTCACAAAGGAGCTGCATATCATAACGCCCATATTCATTACGACAATCACATCAGTGGTTTTTTCTTTTTAAAAAGCTCTGAGCTTACTTCTCATCCAATACTTAAAGATCCTAGAGTAGCCAAGATGATGTCAATGTTACCATTAAAAAATCCTAACGATATTACAATGGGTACTGGATCTATACATTACAAGCCAAAGCCAGGAACTTTAATACTTTTTCCTGCTTATATTGAACATGAATTTACAGTGGATTTAGGTTTAGAACCTTTTAGATTTATACATTTTAATTTACAGGCAGTTAGAAAAAGAGAAAATGAATAGGTTTTTTTATTGGGGTCCGTTGTTATATAAAACAAAGGTAGATACTTATAAAGATATGCTTAAAAAAATTAAAAAAGAATATAACTACAATAAACATTTAGGCTCTGATATCGACGAAACTTATGCTTATGATACAAGAGAATTTCAAAAACATGTTGGAAATAAATTTATTGACTACTTTAATTTTTATGAACATTACAATGCTAAAACTTTATCCAGTAAAGATTATTTTGTTGAGTCGTGTTGGGTAAATATTATGAAAGCAGGTGATGCTAATCCACCACATACACATGATGGTGATTTTTCTTGTGTACTCTATTTACAAATTCCTGATTCTTTAAAAAAAGAAAATGATAATTTTGTAGGTCGAGACGCAGCTGGACCTGGTGGGATTAAATTTATTTACGGGGAAGATAGACCACATTGTATAACAGACGTAGAAGCAAAACCAGTAGAAGGCGATATGTATATATTCCCAGCTAATCTTCGTCACACAGTAAACGGTTTTAAAAGTAAAGGCACGAGAATAAGTATGGCAGCAAATATTAATCTAAAACATCCAGTGAAGTATTTTTAATGAGCTTTAAAAAGAAAAAATATACTATAATTAAAGAGGCTATCTCTAAAGAGTTAGCTTTATTCTTATACAATTATATTTTAATAAAAAGACAGGTAGCAGAAACTATGTTTAAGCATCAGTATATTTCACCTATAGAGTTATCTTGGGGTCATTGGACTGATAATCAAGTTCCTAATACTTATAGTCACTATGCCGATGTTGCTATGGAGACTTTACTTTTAAGATTAAATCCACTTATGGAGAAAGCAACAGGTCTTAAATTATATCCTAATTATTCTTACTGTAGAGTTTATAAAAAAGGAGATATTCTTAAAAGACATATAGATAGATTTAGTTGTGAGATATCTACTACAATGAATTTAGGTGGAAACGAATGGCCAATATTTTTATTGATAAATAAAAAAGAAGTTAAAGTAAATTTAAAACCTGGTGATATGTTAATATACAGAGGTGAAGAATTAGAACATTGGAGAGAACCTTTCAAAGGTAAAGACTGTGCGCAAGTATTTTTTCATTATAACAACAAAAAAACAAAAGATGCTAAACTAAATATGTTTGATAAAAAACCACATATAGGTTTACCATTTTGGTTCAGGGGTAGAAAATGATTAATAAACAAACGTTATCAGAAATAAGTCTATACTATGGAGAAGTAAAAATGCCTGAGGCATGGCATATAGAAAAAGATATAATGGTATCTCACATTACTCTAGCTCATTATTATGAAGATCTAGATGATAGGTTTTATAAAACAAGAGATAGATTAGAAACGTTTATAAGAGAATATATGCATGTTGATCATCAAGTGCTTATAACAAGAGGGGACAGACATTATCCTCATGCTAGATACTATGAAAGAAATGAAATATCTCCACCCCTGTTAGAAGTAAATCGATTTGATTTAAAATCTTCACCTGATTGGATATGTTTATATGGAGTAGAAATAGATCCAGGTACTTGCACTATAGTTATAAAGTATGATGATAACAGAAAAAAAGATAAAAAATGGAGGGTTAATTTAGAAAATAATAAATTTGTAATGTTCCCTGCTACACTAGAATACTATATTGAAAACAAAAATAATTCTTATTTGAATTACATTCAAACTTTTAATTACGTAAACGCTTCAGAAGTTTGTTATTAATTATCTTGGATTTCCCAAGCTTGATTTGCTTCACTCCAAACCCAGTTTTGATGATTGCTATCCATCTCTGCAGTTACTTCTGGCTTAGGACCAGCTGGAGATTCCCAATCTGATATAGCTAAATTTTTTACCCAAGAGGTAAAACCTTCTGGTTTAGGTGGAAAAAATTGTTGATTTTCTGGATCCCATGTCCAACCTACGCCTGCGAAGTATCCTCTAAAAGGAGTTCCGCCTAACATGTGTTTTCCATGAATAGTATTTCTTGAAGTTTGAATCCATTTATTAGCTGGCCAATTATTATGCTTTTCTAAATAAGCTTGACCTACTGCCTCAGATTCATTTCCATTTTCATCTAGACAGTCTTTATCGTCTACATGTAATACAGTAAGAACAACGTTGTTGTCATCTATTTTTGCAAAATTAGCCATTATTTAAATTTATACCTTATAATTACAACACCTGCAGCTCCGGTTCCGAAAGCAGCGCCACCGGCTGTTCCATCTTCACCTACAGGTACGTTAACACACACTGGACTAAAACCACATACTTGAGAACCAGGTTGGCCTCCGCCACCTCCGGCTCCACCTGTCCCTCTTAAAGGACTTGGTGCACCTGGCGCTTGCGATTTACCACCGCCACCACCAGCAAAATATCTTAATGTTCCATCAGGTCCGGGAGTTCCGTCTGCTGGACTAATTTGTGTTCCAGCTCCTTCACCACCATTACCACCTCTAGTAGAATTAGGTGCTCCGCTTCCAGGGTTTAAGGCTCCTCCGCCTCCTCCCCCTGCTCCATAAAAAGGACCGGGAGGACTTCCAGTTCCACCACCGCCAGGTTTTCCTTCAGGTGGAGAATATCCCCCTGCATTACCACTTCCAGCAGCGTTGTTAGCTGATCCGGCCTCGGTTCCTCCACCGCCTCCAGATCCTCCAGTTCCCCCTGGACGTTGTCCTGGGTTCCATTCTTGAGCTCCTTGTCCTCCTCCAGTTGCAGAAATTCCAAACGCTGTTGTGTTTGGAGCAACTGATGGTGGGTTAGCAGGTGATCCACCTGCACCGACTGCGATAGGATAAGAAGTACATCCCGCAATAGTTTGAGAGTTAGCTGTTGCCACAGGGCTTGCTGTATATGTACCTGAGATAGAAGAACAATGAGATTCTCTAAAACCCCCTGCTCCGCCGCCACCGGATCGGCCAGTTTGGCCTCCAGCTCCGCCGCCACCTCCGATTACCCAATCAACTTTTCTTGTTGGAGCGGGTACACACGCACAAATACAGGCCACACAAAAAGTTCCTGGTCCTGTAAATGTATGAATTCTGTAATCACCATCGCAAGTAATTGTTCCACCAGTAGCGTTAATTAACCCTTTACTGATACCGCCTTGGCCATAGCCTCTGGCTGATCCTGCTCCGAATGATCCTATTATTGGCATAGTCTTTCTCCTCCTAATTATTTATTACGCAAACTGTGTTTGAGCTGCTAACGCTGTGAACGTAGCATCCCCAGTTTTTATAATAGTATATGTATAAACATCTAATGAGTTCGCATTACCACCAGTAGGCGCAGATCCACCTTGCCATTCTGGAGTAACACTTGATCCATCGATTTGAAATGCTGAATTATAGTAAGCTGATGAGCCTTGTTTTACAACGTGAGCTATAGTGACAGATTCGCCAGTATCCATAATTGCATTTAAAGCGTTTGATCCATCTCCTCTAACATTTAATGTCCAGTTAGCACCTGCATCTGATGTAAAATTTAAGACTGCTTGAGTAAGCACATCATAGTTAATTGTACCTGTTGCTGCTGTAGCTGAGTTTGTAACTTTTTCTGCAACACTTTGAATTTTACCTTGACCATTGAAAGTCGCTCTACCGATTCCTTTTGGTGTAAGATTTAAATCAATGTTAGTGTCGC